CCGGCAATAGCCCTACTAAATTTAATTGGGTCATTTGCTACTTCATAGCGTGCTGGCAGGTTACCTGAACGCTGGTATGCTGCAACATTCTTGTTGTTATTTGCAATCTGGTGGAAGTAAACAATATCTCCAGCAACGCCACGAACACCGTAGCGAATAAAACCAGCGCCGTACCAAGAGTAGTCAATATAAACCATCTGCATCTTCTTAGTATCAAGCTCAAAACCAGAAGGACCTGTTCCGTCTAGCTTATCAATATTCCATTCAGACTGTCTAAACCTCTTAGTTTGAGTTAACAGTGCACGTACGTTAGTGGAAGAAGCCCCACGATATGCTGGGGAAATAAACAATTGAGTATCGCTACCAATAGCAATAATTCTGTAAGATCCGCCTCGAATAACTAAACTCTCTCCAACAAGTAGTTGTTTTCTAAATTGAGTTCCAATACCAATGACTATATTTGAGTTTGTTGTTACTGAAACTCTTCCCATAATTTCTTTTTCAGAGTGTCGTCGGCAAACAGATAGGCCTTGACCATCAAACTCAAAAAAGAACCCATTTTGATCGTCAAACATTCCGGTTCTAGTTACTCCGCCATCCCACTCGTAAACTGTCAAGAAACCTAGTCCGGCTGGGGTTAAGTCGATTGAAGGTACAGTAGCGGTAATGTTAAGATTAATACGTAATGTTTTAGAGTTAACTACTTGAGATACTACAAAATTGCCGTTAAAGGGGTTATATGAAGATGCGCGGCTTACTTCCATACCTTCAATAAATATTTTTGCCCCAACTTGTAAGCAGTGATCTTGTTGAGTAGTGATTGTTGCAAATTGAGTCCCAACATTTCCAGCGTTTAATACATATTGTTGAATATCAAATGTTGGAGTAAATTTAGATCCTGTAGAGTATTGAATTCCTTTACCTGACTGATAACGGAAATAGCGTCGAGTTTGACGTATTGTGGAAGATCCAGGTACGTTGTTGTACGTTGTTAGTTGAACTCCTCCGTCAGCAGGGCGGTGAATTATGTACCCATCACTTTTTGCGATAATTACCGCTGTATTTGGTACAACTACTGAGGTCTGTAATCTACCCAAGTCAATTATGGCTGTTCTAGTTGTTGGAGTAGACGTGATTGCGTAAGTACCGTCAAAACTGTTTGTATTTGATACAACTATTTGTGTTCCTGGGTACAACCCATGAGGATTTTCAAAAGTAATGGTTACTTGAGATGACGGTGAGTTTCCGTTTGAAGTAGCGTTCCACGGACGAAGTGAGTTTGAGCCTCCAGGGATACCCAATGAATTTGAGGTATTTACTCCGCCAGGAATGTGAGCGTTATCAAAAACGTCGCCACCATATACTGAGGTAGTTCCAACATTTACAAGCTCTCCGCCTATAACTCCCTTACAGACGTATGTAAATTGAGTTCCAGAAACTAGAGAGGCAATTAAAAACGTTCCCTCAACTAATCCGCTTTGAGCGTCTTGTACGCTAACAATATTTCCTGCAACTAAACCGTGAGGCTGAGCAGTAGTTACTGTGACCGTAGATCTAGGTCCCAAACCATTTGCAGAAAGAGAGGTTACTTCAAAAGAGTTACCGCCCGATCCTTTCGGAAAAAACGAAGGATAGTTTGAAGTTAAAAATAGAGATTCCCACTTAGATGGCTGCAATGAGTACTCAAAGTCAGTATCCATAAGAGATTGTGGCTGAGATGTACGCAGCTTACCTACGGCATCTTGCAAAGACTCTTCTACGTCTACTACAGTTGCATAATCATCAATAATTACCTGAATCTTGTCAGTAGACGACATTGTTGCAGTATTGTACTCAAGTACAATGTGCGTTGAAATATCCGCACCATTTTGCTCGCGTGTCCAGCTAGTGTATCCTAGATTTGGATCCGAAAAGTTGTAGATAACAATATTCTTTGTTACGTTTGTAATCAACATTAAGCGTTGAGGTTGAAGGTTTCTAGTAATAATGATGGTTTTTGTAGCAGGATTAAATGAATAGTCCTCTTCAAACATTACATTTCTTGACACTTAGGTTCCTTCCTAAATCAGTGTAATCGGTGAGATAACAGTAGTAGTAGTAGTTGCCGCACTTCCTGCAGTAGCAGTCTTAGGAAAATAAATACCTAAGTTTAATAGTGCATCCATTTTTAAAAGTTCTCCAACGCCGCCATCACCAGCTACACCTGTTGCACCTCTTGCTCCGGGAGACCCGGTTGCACCTGTAGTTCCCGTGCCACCAGTTGGGCCTGTTGCTCCGGGAGATCCCGTTGCTCCAGTAGCTCCAGCTACACCGGAAGAGTATGACAGACCAGTCCACTGATTTACACCGTTACCTACTTTAAATTTTCCAGTATCGGTTTCTAAACCAAGCTCGCCTTCAGCAAGTGTGGGATTAGTAGACGTCCAGTTTGCAGCCAACCCTCTTCGAAGTTGAATTTTTACTGTCATTAGATAATTCCTCCAGCGTCAATCGTAATTGTTCCGCCATAAATAGAGTTTGGAGCGCCACCGTCAATATCAAGAATTGTAGTGCTTGCAGGGCCAGTAGGTCCTGTTGAACCCGTCGCACCTGTAGATCCGGTAGAACCAGTTGGTCCTGGAACAGTAGAATTAGCTCCAGTAGATCCTGTAGCTCCGGTAGGCCCTGTTGAACCCGTTGCGCCTATTGTTCCATTAGTTCCTGTGGCGCCAGTAGCTCCAGTTGCACCCGTTGATCCCGCAGGTCCTTGAATACTTCCAACATTTACCCATGCAGATGTTGTTGCTGACCAAACATAAAGAGCACCAGCAATTAAATATCCATCGCCAGGATTTCCTGTTGGACGCGCAGCTTGAAGTTCTCCTAAAGTTGCATATGTACCGAGAATTGTTACGCCAGTACCTTGTGCACCCGTTGCACCGGTAGCACCAGTAGATCCTGTTGGACCCTTAGGTATCCAGATTTCCCACTGACCATTGCTTAAATAATTTATTGGATCCCCGAGAGCACCGCTTGCTTTAGCAAGGTAGAGCTGCCCGTCTGATCCTCTTGCTACCGCAATGTTTGGAACATAACCAGATGATGGGTTGTAATTTCCTGTATAAGTAATTCCGAATCCGGCACCCGTAGAGCCTGTTGCTCCAGTAGGGCCGGGTACGTAAGATGCAGCACCAGTAGATCCGGTTGCACCCGTAGGCCCAGTTATAGATTGTCCTGTAGCTCCAGTTGCTCCGGTTGCTCCGGTTGCTCCGGTAGAACCTGTGGCACCAGTTGCGCCAACAATTTGTCCGGCGCTATACCAAGCGGTACCGTTCCAAACATAAATGTCACCGTCAGCATCAACAATCCAGGCATCGTTTATAGCGTTACCTGTTGGTGGAAGTGCGGCTGTAGTTGCTTTAGAACCCTTAAGTGTTATAGAAACACCCTGTGGTCCAGTTGCACCAGTTGGACCTGTAGATCCTGTAGGACCTACAATTTGCCCTACGTTATCCCAGGTTAGGCCTTCCCAGACATAAAGATCGCGTCCAATAAAATACGCATCATTAATTTGTGGGTTTGAGATTGTTGAAAGTAATCCTGTATTAGCAAGAGTTCCTTGGTACCTAATTGATACGCCTTGATCACCCTTAGCACCAGTTGCTCCAGTAGGACCAGGAACTGTAGAAGCCGCTCCGGTTGAACCCGTTGCTCCAGTAGGTCCGGTAACACCAGCAAGTCCTCTAGGACCTTCAGGACCGCTTGGTCCTGTTGAGCCGGTAGAACCTGTAGGTCCTGTAACACCGGTTGGTCCTAAATCTCCACGAGGACCAGTAATACCCGCAGGACCAGCTACACCAGCTGTTCCTGTAGCACCCGTAGGTCCAGCTACACCAGTAGGGCCTGTATTTCCAGATGGCCCAGTAGCGCCAGTTGCGCCACGAATTCCTTGACTACCCTCTGCACCAGTTGGTCCAGCTACACCAGTTGCTCCAGCAGGCCCTGTTGCACCAGTATTTCCAGTAGGTCCTGTAGGTCCAGGCACCATTGATGGCGCACCAGTGGAACCAGTTGCACCAGTTGATCCAGTAGCTCCTTGAGCACCTGTAGATCCAGTAGCACCTGTTTCTCCGCGAGTACCTCTAGGTCCTTCAGGACCTGTTGCACCCGATGGTCCCGGAACTGTACTTGCTGCTCCAGTAGGTCCTGTATCACCAGTAGCTCCGCGAGCTCCTTGAGAACCTGTTGGGCCTGTAACACCTGTAGGTCCAATATCTCCAGTTAAACCGCGAGGACCGGTAGCGCCTGTTGCGCCCGCACCTGTTGGACCAGTCGCTCCAGTTACGGATGCGCCAGTTGCTCCAGTAGGTCCAGTAGCTCCTCTAGGGCCAGTTTCTCCCTGTGGTCCAGTAGGGCCTCTTTCAGCTTCGGCAATTTCCCCTAAAAGAAAAACGCTAGGGTTATTATTGTCGGAAGGATTTCCAATTAAATTAGGTGTATCAGACACTGAAATCTCCATTGGTAGTTGTTACCTGGGGCTTAGTATATATCTTTCCTTCCAAGTATGTACGAGTTACGCCATCAGAAGGGCGAGTTAATTGCAGATCCCAGTAAGAAGTTCTTGGAAGATCATCTGTAACAGTGCTTGGCAAAGTTAAGGTAAGTTTATCAAAAATTCCGCCTACAACAGATCGGCTCTTAGTAATTGTAAAGGTAGCTAAAAGAAGCGGCCCTACTTGATTTCCAGGTATTTGTGGGTACAAGCGAATTTGAGACAGTGGGGTATAGTTAGTTAGATCCTCATCAAAAGTAAATGTAATTGAGAAAGAGTCTCCAGCTTTCATAACAAGATCTTTAGTTGCCGCAGGTCCTGGAGGGGTTGTATCCCAGTAGTTAGGCTTAGGAAGATGAACTCTTTGTGGAATAGAACCGTCATCAATTTCTTGTGGTTTGTATACCGGAACGTATCTATTAGTTCTACGACTAATTCTGCGAAGAGTAAGAACTTCAATTCGGTACAGACCTACACCAAGTAGGGTGCAAAGCTCACGGTATTGTTCCTTACGAGAAGAAACGATTTCCATTAGCTGCCTAAAGCGCTCTGATCTAGGTATGGAAACACCGTCGGGGGAAATAATGTCAATATCAAAAGCTGCGTCAGTAGCTAGGGTGTATAGGGCCATAGAAGACGCTAGAAGTACAAGGGGGTATTCCTCAACCAAAGGGAGGGTGGGAAGCGTAGCTAGGCTTCCATTGCTATCTGTGCTGTTGTAGGCATGATCATAAAAAGCAGATGTTATGTAATATTGAATTTCAGTATCTGTAAAATACTTATAAGTTACGCCAGATACTTTAATAACTGCCCCGGTTGCGGGCGTGGCGTTTAGTTGAAATAGTCCGTTAACTTCTTCTACAGATACTGCGGAGGATACGTTCACTCCATTTACATATACCCGTAAAGATACGCCTTTAATTGGGGAGTGGCTAAGTTGGAATCTTTTTGTTATACCGTCGCCAGTAAATTGTTCCTCAAAAGATTTTCCGATATCCCCGATTTCTGCTCTAAGTCGAGCAGATAGGGTCTGAATGTTTGCCACTAATCCTCCAACTAAGTTTCAAAACCTATCATCTAACAAGTTATAGGATAAGTCACGGTAAAAAAGGGCCCGCCCCGACATGAGGGCAGCTCTGTCGAAGCGGGCGATCTATTAGCGCTTCTTTACATGCGATCGTACAAATATCCCTTTTCTTGGAGATGTACAGCTACATGCTTTGCTACTTTGTACTTTTGACCAGCTTTGAAGGAAAAGTGATTTCCTACGCCAATCGTTACAAAATCTAAATCTTCTGCAACTCGAATTACCTGAGCGTCATCAGCAAGGTCTACGCCTACGCTTTCAACTTCATCAATTACTGTTGCTTCGCCCTTAACTGTCAAATCAAGAACTTCTGTTTCCATCTTAGCTGCAGCCGCTGCTGTAGCCATTGACATTTCATTTGCGCGTTCTGCCAGCGCATCTGCGTTAAGTCTAATCTGTTCTTCACGCTGACGTCCAGTGACGTCGGTTACTTTTGCTTTTGCCACGATTATTATTCTCCTGTAAGTTTGTGTTGGGGGGCTGGATTTTTAAGCCCAGCCCCCCTAACGGGTTAAATTAGTTTGTTTCTGCTAGAACTACAGACTGATCTGTAATAAGACCAAGACCGTAAATAGCGTACCAAGCAAGCGCGTGCTCACGTCCGAAGTCAAGAATACCGCCATCGCGGAGTTCGACTGGAAGAGAGATTGCGTGACCGAATGCGTTATCTCCAATGAAGATAGCTGTATAGCGGTCCTTGTTACCGTTACCTGTCTTTGTTACTGGTGATGTGTATCCTCCACCAGTTGGGTAAACGATTGATCCTGCTGCTACAGCTGTATCAGCTGAGTAGCCTGAACCTGCACCGTTTGTTACCTTTTGAATCTGTGTTGTCTCGATGAATACTGTGTCGTATAGACGACCAATTTCACCAAGCATGAAGTTACCTGGAGCTGCGTACTTTGTAACTTCAATGAATTCTGGATTGTCACGAAGCTTACGGCTTTGGTGTGGGTGAATGAAAGCAACATATGTCTCACCTAGGCGAGGGATGTTCTTGGTTGCAAGTGTTTCTACTGCATCCTTAACAACGCCAGTTGTAAGATCAAATGCACCTGTTAGAGATGCACGGTTTGTGCCTGCTGTACCTGTTCCGTACCAGTCATTAGCAGCTGAAAGACCTGAGCGGTCGTAGCCGTAGATAACTGAAGATGCGGCCATGAGTGTGTCACGAGCCTGACCATCTAGATAAAGGGCCATGTTGCGGCCTAGAAGACGTGAGGCTGATGCCATTACGTCATCGAATGAAGCGTTCAATAGAAGCTCAGATACAGCAATTGCATAGCCATGCTCTGCAACTGTGATTGAGAACTGTTGAGCTGTTAGAGCGTTAGTTGACATACGAACACCTTCAACGAGTGAACCCGCGAAGCCGAGGTTGTTATAACGCATAAAGTTAATCTGTAGACCAGGTGCAACACCGAGTTCTGTCTTCTTAACAGCGAACTGTTCGAAGCGAAGAATTGGCATTGACTGGAAAAGGATTTCCTTTGACCAGATGGTCTGAATTGCTTGTGTAAGCTGGCTGTTAGCGCCAGAGTACGCTGTTGGGGCTGCGGCTAAATTGCCGGTACCGGTTACGGCTGATGCCATGTTGGTGTTACTCCTTAGTCATTGATGAATAGATTGTGGTATTACTACCCGAAAATTCCCTTGCCACTGCTAGCTGCTGCGTTTCCGAGCAACTTTCCGCGATACTTCGCATATTCAGCAACAGACATATTGGCAATTTGTTCTGCCGTAAACTGTTGTTGATCTGCTGTTGTGTCTAGAGTTGGAGGTAACGTAGTTCGTGTTCCTGCCATCTCTCTACGCAAACTTTGCGTAGCTGCCTGTGTAGAGTCAAGAATACGATTTGATCGCTCCTTAAGGCCTGAAATGCTAGCTTCAATCTCCTCGGAGTTGTTACCTGAAATAAGATCAAGTAACTCAGGAAGAATATTATCCTGTTCCTGTGAAATACGTGTGTTCCGGTACTCAGTTAATTCTGAGTATTGGCGTTCACGCTCAAGAAGGAGAAAAGCCTTTTCACGCTCTAAACGTTCAGCTTCTAGTTTCTCCGCCCACTCTTTTTCTTTAGTTTCAAGAAGTTGACGGACATCCATCTCAGCCTCTGCCTTTTTACGGTTTTCAGCTTCTTGCTCTGCACGAAGTTTGTCAGCTTCTGCGAGTCGTTCTTCGCGCTCCTTCTTCAGAACAGTAAGTTCTTCCTTTAGAGAATCTATCTGGGGGTAGAGCTTCGATTTCTCTTGCTCACGTACCCTCTTTAGATCTTCTTCCGAATAAGATTTAGGAGACTGCGATTGGATGGGTGTAACGAGGTTTTCTGTTGGTGCTGGCACATCTTGCAAGAAAGCTTCCTGCGCAATTGCTGAACCAACTATTTCGGTTGTTTCTGACATGATTATTCCTTAGGTGTAAGAGGTCGTTGTCCGAATTAATGCCACGATGACCTGCGGATTTTTTTAGTGTGTATAGCCTGACAAATATTGCTTGGTTTGTCAGCCTAAACTGGATTACCCTGCTCCAGGGTATTTGTTATCGTCATCTACGCCCTTGCGAGATGGAAGCTTAGTTCCATAGGCTTTGGTGACGAGTTCTGTCTGCATCTGCTCGATTGTTTGAGCTTCGAATGGGGTTACTATTCCAGGTTGACCCGTAGGTCCTGGACCAGTTCCATCGCCCGTATCCGCCCCAGGTGGAAGTTCCCCGCCACCGTCTGGAAGAAGCCCTGTTAGGGATGCAATAGCTGCGTTTATTTGAGACTTATAGAGGTTCAATGCGCCATCTGACTTAGCGTCCTCAATAAGTTCTACACGAATTTCTTCAAGCTTTTCAGCCGGGAATTCTTCGCCTAAGGTTCTTAACGCTCCCTGGCGACTTTCTAGGTTCATAGACATCTTAGTTTGGATCTCGTTTAGTACGATGAGCTTGTCTAGTGGGAGAGGTTGTGGGAAGTGAACAATGCTCTCATATGTCATTGAATCATCTGGGTTAAGAACTGGGTACTGATCCCCACGAATAGGGCCGTTAACATCAGGGTTATAGGTAAGTAGCTCAGGTTCTTTTAGGGAGATAGTAAGAAGGACTAGTTCGTTAATTCGACGAAGTCCTTCACCGTATTGAACAATCTTCTGTTGGTAACGGTTCATCAAAGGCTGGAACTGAATTGCTAGTGCTGTTCCTGAGGTATTAGAAATAGGTTGGATTTGACCCAAAGCTGTTTCTGGGATTCCAATCATTTCGTGCATAGCTCTTTTGATCATTTCTAGATAACGCATTGCGCCGTCAAGTCCTGCGCCTCCGCCTTCTAGATTAAAGACTTGAGCGTCTTTTGGTAGCCCGCCCCAGACCTTCTTCGGACCTTTTTCAAGGGAAGAGGCCTTAGCACCGGTGATAACTGTAACGGGTGCCGCATGGTAGTTAATGATGTCTGCTATATCTGTAGCTACTTCGTTATAATTACGATTAAGAACAATTAAGTCGTGACAATCAGAAAGCCCCCATGGGGATCCGGATACTCTTACGTTTGGAATATGAATGATTGGTACTAGACCGATTGGATTTGGTCGAGAGTCAATAAGCTCATCGTTAATGTATTCTTCAATACGATCATCGGTAAGAATTTCAGTGTAGGTATATACCTGGCGAGTTCCCTCCAGAGAGGTTCCCCAGAAACGGTACTTAAGCTTAAAACGAATAAGTCTAGAGCGATCGTGTGGGTGAAACTCAGGGAAGCAGAAAGATGCGTTTAGCGGTAGGATTCTTACTCGTCCAGGATGCTTACGTCCTGATGGATCTTCATAAGCCTCTTCATAGGCTACTTTAACGAAACAGTCTCCTGATACTCCGCCTTGCTGGCCCATCTCCCAAAGCACGCCGTGCTTATCATTGTCAGTTTCCCACACTCGCTTTAAGATGTCTGGGATGATAGCTTCTGTTGCGTGTGGGCTACGGAATGTTGCTCCGCGACCAAAAGTAAAGTTAATTAAATAATCTGTAAATGCTCGGTAATAGTTATAAACCATTTGAGCTTCACCAAGCTCACGTCGGTATGGCCAGTGATGGCCTAGGTACATTGCCCAGTTTAATGAATAACGATTTAGTCGTGGGCCGTGGACTTCAAACTCTTCATCTGCGAGTTCTACAAGACCTAGTGGTGAAATAGAGATAGTTAAGTCAGACGACGCTGCCCTATAACTCGGAGGACTAAAATCAATACTCATGTATTAAACTAACCCTTCATTTTTCTTGTCTCGTTTAATTTTTGCAATCTTAGCTTTTTTCTTTTTTACTTCTTCAGTCTTTACATCTCTAAATTTAGCTGGTACTTCTGATTTCGAAGATACCCATTGCCCACCCTGTCTAGAATATTCTTCTGATGCCCACTTGTTAGCTGCAAATGATGTTGTAGCCATAGGACTTCTCGGTGGATACTTACTTTTTGCTTGACGCATTATGCTGTTCCACAATTTTTGGTTTTCAGCAACTTTAGCCATTTAAGCTCCTAAATAAAGATAAGGGGGTGCCCGACTTCGGAGAAGGGGTACAAAGTCGGGTACCCACCTAAGTGTATCTTACTTAGTCGTTAACTTGAGCCGGGTTCGCACGTTGGTAGCGTGATCCTGTGCGGAACACTTCTTCAAAGCTTGCTTCTGCATAGTCTTGGAAGTTACCGTTTTCGTACTCAGCAATATATGTTGGTGCTTCTACCCAGGCTGCTGAACCGACATGAGCGCGCTCGCCCATTGTCTCTTCGGCTGTCTTTGTGTGCACAGCTTCATTGTGGTTCGGACGACCTGCTGGGGTGTTGTACCCCTGATTAATTCCGGTTTGGAATTCGTTCGGAACATCTGTGTCTGTTGCAACGCCCTCTTCGAAACGAAGTGGTCCGCGAAGTCCCGCAGAAGCTGGTGACATCTTACGCTCGTAAGAAGCTCCAACTCTTTCAGGGAATCCTGGGTTAGGCGCAATTGTTGATTCTGCCATGTTTTTTCTCCTATAGGTGTGGATTGAGGTCCTCGGGAATAGTCTCCACCTAAATTAAGGTTTTGTTTCCCTAAACGGATATAGATTTACTTAAAAAACGGGGATGAGCTTACTTCTACAGTAGGCATAACTAATTCTTGAGTTAGAGAACAGGCCAGGGCCAAGGAGTCTACAAAGTCATCATGGGCGTGAGCCTCGTCTGGGGCAGCTACCAAAAAGTTAGGGCCTTTATACTGAACTTCGGCATCCACCATTTGTTGGTAGAACCTTTTCCAAATACGGAGTCGTCTAGTTTTAGCGTGGGCTGGCCAAGAGATCAGCTGTCGTTGAATCAAGGCTTGCATATGCTTCCAACGCTTAGACTGTTCTGTAGGGCTGGAGGTTACAGATATAACCTCGGCTCTAGGAAGCAACATCTTTAGTCTTTGAGCTACCGCATCTCCCACACCATTAGCATCTACGGCTACCGCATACACGTCATAGTTTCCTAAGAAGTTTACGATTTGAAAATACTGTTCTTCCCAGTCGTCGCCCTGGATTTCTAGCCAGTTTAAGATTCGATGGTCGTAATACCCAAATTCATCGGGGCGATCCCAGTCAACCCATACAACCGTAACAACTGTTGAGTCCATCTTACGAGCAGGATCAATACCTACCACAACTGGGGACATGTGGTATGACTTTTGAACTTCTTGAGAGGTGTCTCCCAAATCATCCATAACCGTAGAAGTTACAAACATTCCTCGTTCTAGGAGCCACTTGCAGTTGTAGGACATCTGAAATTCATCAGACTCCTCGCCAACTCGAAGCATCTCTTTACGGATAAACTTCTCATAGTTAGCATTGAACTTAGCTACGTCTTTCCAGTCCCATTGAAAATGGTTCTGCTTTCCATTACGACCGGTCTGCCTACGCTTGTTTAGTTGGATAGCGCGATAAAAGTTATTCTTGGTGTTGGTTGGGGTGCCAGTTTTTACCATAGTAGCGTTGTAGTACGCTCCCATAGGGGAGATAGATTTAGCTACAATAAAGTCGTCAGCTTCTTGGCACTCATCAATAATCATGAGGTGGAAAGACTTAGATTCAATCTTAGCTCTTGGGTTTGCCGTCATCATCATCAGGGTAGAGCCTGAGTTCTTTAGTTTAATGTTTCTAGTAACACCTGGGCTTTTTGCCGTAAAGTCGTCAATTTCCGGATCACCCAAAATATCTAAAGCGTGCTCGCTTGTAAGTCTAGATACGGTTCTTGAATACAAAGTTTCCGCCTGCGCTTGAACAGGGGCAAACATACCTACCCAGATTCCATCACCAAACTTACCTAAAAGATCTGGGTACATCTTAGCTAATCTAGGTAATATGACCATCAAAGTGGCAACGGTATCTGCAACAGTCTCAGACTTTCCAGACTGACGTGACGCTAAAGCGGTTATCTCTTCGCCGTCATTAATAATTACAGACTCAATAATTCTTCTAGCTAATGGCTTCTGATATGGGTGCAGATCGTGTCCGACTAGCAACTTCATAAAAGACATAATTTTGTCTACAAGTGATGCAACGAATTCTCTAGAGAGCTCATCCAACCCATCATCTTCGTTTTCAAGGTCTTCGTCGCTAAGGGGAGTAAAATCGTTGCTAGCATCATTATGAGAATACTGATTATCATCTTCTTCATCTTCTTGCTCTTCTTCAAACTCTTCAAGCTCATCCTCCTCATCAAGAAAGTCTTCTATATACTCATCAGCGAGCTCAGTAGGTACGTACAGCTCATCATTTGACATTCTCTCTCCGATGTACTACTTCTAATGCTTCAAAAAGTACTTCTGCGGCTAATTTAGCCTCATCTAGATAAAAGCCATTCTTTTGCTTTTTCCAGGAAGATATGTTTCTAGCTATGTCATAGATAGACGTTTCAGCCCAAGCAAGTAAATCTTCGTTACTTAATAGCTGTATGCGCTTCTGTATACGAGTTAGCTCGCGCTTTGCTGACTTCTTCTTACTGAACTTTATCTGAATCATTCGCTGCCCCAAGTCTAATATTGTCCCAGTCTACCTCATCTTTAGTCAAGCTTCGTCCATTGATAGCGTAGGTTAAGGCTTCACCTTCAGTAAACCCAGTTTTGCTCCACTTACCGACAACTAGGCCTTTTTTGCTTAGTGGTAGGCGCAGTGCGATTCCTCGGCCGTGTCTAAACGGATGCTCAATTTCTTGAGTTTCAGCTTTTTCAACTAGCTCTTTAGGTTTAAAAGAATAGGTAATCCCATGCCAGTAGAACATTCCAAGATCCTTAGTCTTTGCCATTATTTTTTCCTTCTAACTGCTTTGCCAATTTGTGCCGTTCTATAAGACTTATATGCCACATACTGTAGCTGAGAAGGTATTTGAGATCTATCAGCATAGCCCCTAGGTTTGTTATCTAACACATTTTTAATGTATTCCCACTTACTAGGAAGGCTCTTAAAATCTACCCACTCGCCGTCTTCTACGTCATAGTAGTTGTAGATTACGCCCGTGCTAAACACGATAGTTAAAACTTTTCTGTTCTTGTCATAGGCAGCAGCTACAGTTCTTGGTCTATCTGGATTGCTGGTTGCGGTAGGGGTTTCAATATCTGGACCACTAAAGTCCGCAATTCCATATAAATCTGCA